ATGTCCTTTACGTCCGGTAGCACTGGTGGCGAGTATCAACATTATCATGCAGTTCAAGTTGGTTACACAATGATGTATGGAGCTGTTACGAATGGTATCGAATCAAAAGCTATAATGGTTTCTAAACTAGCTGATAAAAGCGGTTGGTCAGAAGCCGTAAAAGATATAGGTTATGGTAGAACACAGAAGATAAACGCTGGTGTTGAATATAGCTTTAAAGATATTAATGGTAGTTATGCAGATGCACGTTCATCTACAGGAACGACTAGTAAATCAAGTACCATTCAACCATACATCACAGTATATTTTTGGAGAAGGACGGCTTAATTTATTTGAGCCTTCTCCAAAAGAAAACAACTATGTATGGTTGTACGTTATTATGACTATTTGAATTGCCTGTTGTCTTTATATAGTTCATAGTAATATTATCCGTCATTGTATTATTTAATTGATAAGCCGAGCCACCGTTACCACTCCAATTTGTACTTACTGGAAGTGTAATGTTGTGAGAGTGGGAAGGCATTTCATCTATTGTTAATAAATGTTTGTATTCTCCACCATGTGAATCGGTAGTAAAAGACATACCTATGCAGTACGTCTCCAAAAGTATACAGTGATATAAGGTTGGATGTTGTTATGAGATGCATCCCCACCTGCATTACCAGTGCTTGGTCCAAATAATTTCGTATCTGAAGCATATTGTTTCCAACTGTTAGGTAATGCTACAGTCCATTGCGGAGCATTTACTTGTGGGTTAGACGTAGTGTTTTGAATATATACCGCATGTTTATGTTTAGGCATCTCATCAACAGTCAATTTATGTTTATACTCGCCACCAGTTGAATTAGTAGTAAAAGACATACATTGACTACTTGTAATAATCACAAAGCAACTCAACACATTTTCGCTTTAATTCCATTTGAGGATGTACATAAATGTTCATGGTGATTGATACATTGGAGTGACCTAACAATTCACTCAATGATTTATAGTCACAACCACATTCAATACATCTCGTTGCGAATGTATGTCGTAATGCATGGAATTTGAGGTGTGGTAGTTCGAGTTCTTTTAAGACTCTATTGTAGTAAAGTCTGTATTTGTTAGGTTCTATCGGTTTATCTCGATTCGTTAATACATAGTTATCTTCTTCGCCTTGAAGAAGAATTGCATAGTGCATTATCCATGTATTCAACGGAATCATTCGAGCACTGGAACGTGATTTAGGTGGTGTTATTGAAAGATGGCTACCATCTTCTTTTGTGTATGTTCGTATCATGGTTTTACTTATATTTAAAAGCTTAGTCTGTACATTTATGTCAGACCATTTAAGAGCGCACAGTTCACCTATGCGTATTCCTGTATGGATGCATAAAAGGATTCCAAAGTTTTTACAATTAATCTCAGATTGGAGGTGATTAATCAATGTTATTTGATTTTCTTTTTCAAAAATCTCTACCGCCTTAGAAGGATGGTATGGTAGTTGAATATCGACTTTGAATGGAAGTGTAAATTTAAGAATTTGGATAATGTCTTTGGCATATTTGAATGATATACCACCTTTTCCATCTTTACGGCCATTTTCAAGTTTTTGAAGAATAAACTCTTGTAAAATATCGTTATTCAACTCTTCAATCTGATAATCGCCTAGTTTTGGCAAAATGTGATTGTGGATCACATTACAATAATTCGTATAAGTGCTGTATTTTAGATAGATTTTCTTTTCTTTTAACCAGGATGTTAATTTGTCAGAATATAGCATTTTTGTTTTACCTCGCTTTTTTATATTAATAGGAGGATTTTATATGGTTAAAACACATGAAATCAATTTAAATACTAAATTATGGAACTTTTTCCAAGAACACGATTTTATTATTCTTGATTTGACAGACAAACAAATCAACGAACAAGATTATGTGTTATTTAAACAAGTATCGTTAGACGAAGGAAAAGAAACGGATACAGGTTTATTTAGAATGACACAGATTCGCAGCATCACTACTAATGACGGATTCAAAGAAGGCTATGTGATGCTAAATGTAACTAAATTATAGGAGGAATAAAAGATGATTGATTTTGCAGAATTAAGTAAATATTTCGTTTTGGTTGTAGTTGTGGCTTGTCTTATTGTTGGATATATTTTGAAAACATCATTTGAAAGTTTTCCAAACAAGTACATTCCTACAGTATTAGCATTCGTTGGATTAGTGCTAAACCTAGCAGTGAGTGGTTTAACAATCGAAAATGCAGTTTATGGTGCGTTGATGGGGTTAGCTAGTACAGGTATGCACCAAGCTTTCACAAGATTTATTGAAGGCACTACTGAAGAAAAATAAAGTAGGTGGCTTGCAATATGAATTTTGTAATTACAAGCCAACAGATTGTGTGGATTTGTGGATTTATTGCTTCAATATGGGGAGTAGTAAAAATTGTTAAAGAGTTAAAAAAACCGAGTGATGATTTAAAGGCTACTGTTAAAAGGCATGATGAACTTCTTCACAAAGACAATGAGCGATTAAATTCACTTGAAAAGATTACACTCAATCAAGAAGGCATCAATCGCAAATTAGAAGAACATACTCGGTTATTATCTGACCATGATGGTAGACTGGATGAAGATAAAGAAAGAAGTAATTTGTTGCTTAAAGCAAATATTGCGATTCTAAATGGTCTGTTATCAGACTCAGATAAAGAAAAATTAGTTGAAACTAGAAATGAAATCCAAGACTTCTTGGTAGAAAAAAATTAGGAGGTATTAATAATGAATATTGTAAAAAATTTAGTAAGTCCAAGTTTATATTATTGTAAATGTCCTTATTCAATGAATCCGACTAGAATCGTTGTACATAATACTGCTAATGATGCTTCGGCTCGAAATGAGATTCAGTATATGATTAATAATCGCAATGAGGTTTCATGCCATTACGCAGTCGATGATAAAGAAATTGTTCAAGGTATTCCTGAAAATCGTAACGCTTGGCATGCTGGTGATGGTGGCAATGGATTAGGCAATAGACAAGGAATCGCAATTGAAATTTGCTACTCAAAATCAGGTGGAGCAAGATTTGATGCTGCTGAAGCATTAGCTGCTAAATTCATTGCATATAAATTAAAGGAAAAAGGATGGGGAATTGCTCAAGTTACTAAGCACCAAGACTATAGCAATAAATATTGCCCACATAGAACATTGGATAAAGGATGGCAACGATTCCTGAACATGATCCAAGCAGAATTAGGGCAAACTACTCAAAGTTCACCAAGTACTCCAAGTGCTCCAAACACTTCAAGTGGAGAAAAATATTCAACAGGTACTCCAATTTGTACTAACACATTAAGTGTTAATTGCAATGGAACAGGTAAAGTTTATAAAGGTGATTGGAGTGGTACGATTGGTAGAGTGATTAAAGGTGCCAAATATCCGTATCGTGTAGATCGTAATGGTGTAGCAATCGGATGGACAAATGACACAGGTATTGATACCGACCCTCATGTTCCTGGAGGAACTGCTACAAGTACTCCTACAGTATTGAACAGTACACCTTCTGATTTCATCAGAGAAAGTGCAACATTCTATCCAGACACAACGTTGAAGATTAGAAAAGCACCTACAGAAAAAGGAATTGATACAGGATTATTCTACAATCAAGGAATGTCTGTCCGATACGACGGATATGTAAAACGTGAAGGATTCGTTTGGATCAGTTGGATTAGTGCATCGAGTGGAGAACGTAGATGGATGAAAGCTGGTGTATTAAATTCAAATGGATATAACACTAATCCGTATGGAAGATTTGCTTAA